TTCAGGAGCTCTCAATTATGTAAAGCTTATTGGATCAGCATCGATAGCAGCGTTAAAGGCAGCATTCCCTGGAGGAGAATCTCCTACCGAAGCATTTACACGAGTGATGGGAGGAGATGGTGCTGGAGAAAAATCCGAAGAAGATTCATCGAAGAATATAGAGAAAGAGAAAGAACTAGAAGCTGTTGCTGTCGAAGCACCTCAAGCAGTACCTCAAGAGTCATTGGTACCAATTAAAAAGTCAGCACCTAAGGTTGAATCAGTTGAAGAGTTCGAAGCTAGAATGAGCGCAGGATTCTTTAGTGAAGGTTCAGTATACGCTGATTCACGCTCATCAAATAGTTTAGTTACTAACGATGCTATGACTGTGTCAGGAGTTACTAACGATGCTATGACTGTGTCAGGAGTTACTAACGTTCCTGCAGCGTCTGGTGCTGATGGTGCTGCAAACGTTGAAGAGTTATCTACTTCTCAGAACATCGCTAGTATTGAGAACAGCATGACAAGCATCATTAGTGGTCCTGCAGCTCTGCTGAAAGCTGTCGAAGTTAACGTCGAGGTTCTACTAAGCGGAATGATAGAAGGTATCGGTGGTCTAGTAAAAGACATCTTCGGATTTATTGGAAGATTAGGTAATGCTGGAGTCGCTGCTATAAAAGCGATTGTGCCTGGCGGTGATTCTCCTGCAGAAGCCTTTATGAAAGTCCTTACTGGTGAAGGAAAACCTAAAGAGAGCTCTAAAGCATCTATGCTTAAGAAATCTAAAGAAAATGAAACAATTGCTGATAGTAAATTATCGTCATTCGAAAACGACGAGTCAAAGGCATACAGCAGCGAAAATGCGAATGAATTCTCTGATATTAAAGTTCGTAAATACGAATCTGCTGAGGATCAAAGGCAGTATGAAATTCTTAAGAATGAGGCTATGATCTCTAAATCTGAAGTAATGAGCAATGAAGCGTCGATGAACACTTCATTGTCAGATGCTACTCGAGAAAAGAGCAGGACTAGCTTCTCAGATAAAGCAATGAACACTTCATTGTCAGATGCTACTCGAGAAAAGAGCAGGACTAGCTTCTCAGATAAAGCAATGAACACTTCATTGTCAGATGCTACTCAAGAAAAGAGCGGGACTAGCTTCTTAGATAAAGCTAAAGGATTTGGAAAGAAAGCAATTAAGACTGGATTTAAGTATAGTATGCCAGGTTTGGGTCTTAAGGCGCTTAAGGCGCTTAAAGATAATCCAATAGGTGATGTGATTAGCGGTGGGTTTAAGAAGTTATTTGGTATAGATTCTGAAGAGACTAATACTTCTTCTATTAAATCGAGTGAAATCGATAGAAAGAATTCAGTACATAGGTCAGACAGCTTTATGCCAAAACTAGGTACGCAAAACACTGGTTTAGCGGGAATTAAAGAATACAGCGAAGCTAGTACAAAGCTTGAAAACGCTGAAAGAAATATCAAAGAATTCGAATCGACTGCTGGTTCATTTAAGATGGTTGAGGTTGAAGACGATTTTTCATCATATACTAAAAAGGTCTATGATGACAAAGAGCAACAAGAGAAATTTGTTAAACTGCGCGAAGAGAAATGGGATGCACACCGAGGGAAAAGAAAGAGCAGATCAGATGTTGTAGGTGATGAAAGCGGAGCAGAGCTTTACTTCTCTTTGGAGCATCTTGATAGCACGACATTGCCTGGAATGACTGTCGACGAAGATGGAGGAAAAAGTTTTAGTGGTAACGGATTTCACATAACGCAATCAATTGATAAGTTTCTCGAGCAGAAAGCACAACAGTTTATTGCGCAGAAAGCTAGTTTAGAAAAGGTACCTTCAAACACTGGCATTAATCTAGTTGCAGGACAAAGAGAAAATAGTCAGTTGAATGCTGAAAATAACCAATCGAGTTCAGGAGCAGCGATTATTGCTCCAAGCAATACAGTTGATAATTCAAATAAGTCTGTTTCAAATGTTACTATTGCTGCTCCAGCGCACATCGATAAAACGCAAATGGCATTTGGTGCCACTGCTCTAGCTTGGTAAAAAAAGGGGGGAGTAGAATTTAATCTACTCCCCCGTCGTTTCTAAATTATGTTATGATTAAATTTCTTGAGCTAGCTTTGCAAAGTAGTCAAGCGGGTCGCATTGTTCTTCGGTATCTAGACTCACACTGCTGACATCTGCGAGAGGTGGTTCTTCCTTTACTCGAGGAGCGTCAACTACTGGAGAACGAGTTTCATTAAGCTCGACCTGTGTGCTTGTAGCAAATGTGTCGGCAATCTCTGGTTCGCCAAGTACCATGTATAGCTTCTTCTTAAGTTCAGCATATGTCTTATAACTCTCTTCAGAGACGAATTCCTTAATAGGAATAATCTTATTATAGATCGCTTCAAGACTAGCTTCATTACCATTAGCAAGTTCAGAGGCGGCCTCAAATTCAGACTTATCATAGTTGCGATAGCCTTCGAAGTTGCGAATCTTCAACTTGAAATTTGCTCCAGCCCAAAGATCAAATGGGTTTACTGGTTTCTCATCTTGGAACTGAGGTTGCATCACATCCATGATCTTATCCATGATCTTCTTACCATACTTATAAAGGAATACCTTACCTTCATTTTGTGGATTAGCAGAATCTGAAAGAACGAGAATATTCGATACGTGGTGCAGACGACGCTTGCGTTGGCGAGCAAGATCTTTATCATCTTCATTACCTGTATTCCATAGTTGAGTATTCATCTCAGAAACTGGATCGTTTTGGCCAATCGAAGTCAAGGACTTTTCGATGTACCATTTACCAGTTGGACCCTTAAAACCGTGGTCCCAGTATTTTACCCATGGAAGGTCTTCACCTTCTGATGCTGGTAGGAATCGAATAACAGCATAACCATTACCTGACTTATCTACTGTAGGAGTCCAGAAACGGTCGTCGCCGTATGACTTTTTCTCGCTGTTAGAAGAAGCTGCGTTAAGAAGCTTGTCGATAGTTGCTGCACGATTTTGTTTTAGGTTTGCGAATGACATATTATTTTGATGTATTGTTTTTAGTATTGCGGTGTATTAGCTACAAGTTCTATTCTATATTGATTTGGTGTATTTGTAAATGCTGTTATTAGCGTTTTACGATATTTATTTTCATTAGTTTCAATCAATGGTAGTATAAAGTCCTTGTATTTGCTGAGTGTAAGAAGCGTTGATTGAGTAAGTCCTAACGGATCGCTCAATTGTTGCTTCAGGCTTTTTACGAAACTTACGAAATGATCTATAATGACAACAGTATCTAATGAGATCTGTTGACTGATATAGAGGTTAAGTAAGAGGTTGTCGGTCTTCGTAGAATTTGCTCTGCAAACTCCATCGAAGGAGAGTTTATATTTATATGCAATTTCGCTAATGAGTTTTACTTCCTTTTCGAAATTATAAAACAGAGCTTGTCTGTGAGAATCACGCCTACTATGAATTGAATCTTCCATATCTCCGATCCAAACATTTTCAGCAATGATGTTATCAACCATGAAAAGCTTGAGATCTGAGTCATTTGGATAGCGTCTAGCTATCTTTTCAAAGAAGTACCGATCTCGTCGCTTTTCAAATGAGGACTGCTTTATGCTAGTCCTAAAGTTGTATTTAAACGCATCATAATTCTCTCGAGAGAAGTGTAACTTAATCGAGTTATAGATGCAAAATGCTTGATAACCATTCATCCAAAGAGTGTTGTAGTAGTGCACTTGATCACGTTACGAGCCATTGCTTCAGCTTCTAATTTAGCTTTCAAAGGACCGCGGATTAGCTTAGCGATGTCTTCTGGATCGATATTCCTCTGTTCACAGAGGTGACAAATTGCTTCGACGTATGTCATTTCATCTTTATGAACTAGAATTTCAGTCTGCAGTATTAATTCGTCTGCGGTAATTGAGCTCTTAATTTCGATTTTCATAGTGTTTTGAGGAGTAGTGTGTTTTCGTTTGTGCGACCATTGGCTGGCTTTCGTTTACCGTTAATAAGACCTATAGCTTTTTCAATTTGCTTTTCGGTTTTTGTAACGATCAACTTAAGTACATCATCTGGTTTTCGAATAGTCATGCTATAGCTTAGCTTTTCATCAAAGTTGCTCAAAGTTGAGCCTTTGACAAAGATGCCATCTGTAGAATTCGAAATATAAGCAGTCAATTTACGGTATTTGATGTTAAAGGTGTATACAACCTTAGAGCCCGGAATATTAACTGGAGATGTTGAAGTGATTGCGTAATCCTCAGATTCGTTGAGGTATTTCAGCGACTGAACTTGCTTATCTGCTGCTCTAACCTTCTTTGTTCGAGGTTTTCGTGCAGCGGTATTAGTTGCGCGATACTTTTCGAGCTGAGATAGCATCTTATCAAGCTCTTTTAGTCGATGGCGAATACCTGCTCGGCTTAGATACGAATAACCTTCAACACAATCTGGATCTTTATCGATCGATCCTTGAAGCTCGTTTCTAAAACGTGTGAGCCATGACTCAACATATTTAACTCCTAATACTGGTATATTATTAGCTTTCAACGAAGAGTGGAGGTTGATGCCGTACACCTTCACATCATCAGTGACCCAATCATCGAGCATCCAATCAAGATCTCGGCACACTGTTGACTCAACTTTGTTTTTAAGGCGCTCAACTGGTGACACGTTGTTCTTGTGTGGTACTACCTTCACATCGTCTTTAATTGGTGTGCTATCTACGCGTTTAGCTAACAAAATACCATCAATCTCTAATTTCACGAAATCATAATCGTTATGCGGTGCAGCATCGGCATAACCAGCTTTATCCTTATAATATTCCATGCAATTATCGCATGTAGGTGACATTCCCTTATCGAGAGCGCGGCATAACTTAGATGCAGTGACTGAAGGTGTAGTATCGTTAAGAGACTTCACGTATTTGATATCGTCTGCAGAATAGCTGTTGTTCTTCATCCATTTTAAAGCAAATGGCTTAAGATCTTTAGCGCTCAGATAGTAATTGTAGAAACCAAATAAGCGGTTTCGATTGCTCATGAACTTAATTGGGTCCCATGTCTCGCATCCGTCCCATTGAGGTTCTTCGCCTGTATATTTTGAATCGTTGGCGATTACTCGATCGTGTTTGTCTATTACTCTTGTGGCCATAATTTTATTCGCTTAAATCTACTAGTGCGTCTGCTGTGTATTGTGTCATGATTTCAAATTCATCTTGAATATCATAATCGGTGGCTGCCTTTGGTGCGTAGTCTACATAATCCTCTACAGATTTGGGTTTAGCAATTGGAAT